CCAATGGAGAATGGATTATACTTTCATCCCCATTAAGATACGACAATGACAATTCATCCTTTTGGAAAAGACATTGGTTAGCTAAACATAACTATAAACCAAGTGATGCAATCTTTACAGGTCGAAAAGAAAAGTATGCAAGGAATAGAGCATATGACGAGGGCAACATACTAATAGATGATAAGCCTAAAAATATAGAAAAATGGATAGCTAAAGGTGGTATAGGCATACTGTACCAAGCTAATCAAGATAGCCTAAAAGAGTTGTATAACAAGGTAGAGAAATACTATGGAGAATAATATGGCATATTACATATATGACTTTAACCAAGTAAGACTATTTGATACAGGATTTGAAACTTATCTACAGGCATTTGATTTTTGTTTAGATAAGTTTACAGATGAAGAAATGAAAGACATAACAATAACATTAATGAGGAGAAACTAATGACTATAGCTGAATTATTTAAAAAATTATCTAGTTATCCAAGTAATACAAGATTAGATTTTATGTTAGTAGACCATCCCTTATCTGATTCTCAAAACGATATACCTGTAGAACCTGTAGGAATTATAGGTAGTGGGGATACAGTAGAAAATTGTAATGTAAAGTATATTGAACTTGGATTAGTTAAAAGTGAGTAAAGGAGAATAAATAATGAGTGTATTAGTAGCTGATATAAAATTTTATAAAGTAGATGATGATGGCAATGAAGTCTTAACAAAAGATGGAAAGCACATACAACTATATGAATTAAAAAGAGGTATTAGATTTAAACCATTAGAGTATCTATGTGAGGATATGGATGATGATATATTAGAGGAGATAAAAGAAACTACTTGACACTACCAAAGTTAAGTTATATAACATAAACACAACACCTACAGGAGCAACACAAATGAAATACAAATACTATGCGAGTGAGATAGATAAATACACTATCAAAGTAACTCAAGCTAACTTCCCTAACACAATACAATTAGGGGATGTACAAGAAATAAAACCACCATTAGAATGGAATCAAGAACTAGATATTCTAGTAGGTGGTAGTCCATGTCAAGGATTTAGCTTTGCAGGAAAACAACTAAACTTCAATGATGAACGTAGTAAATTATTCTTTGAGTTTGTCAGACTAAAAGACACATTAAAACCTAAATACTTTTTACTTGAAAACGTAGTGATGAAACAGGAGTATCAAGACGTTATATCAAAGTATCTAGGAGTAAAACCTATTATGATTAACTCTAGTAACTTTACTGCACAAAACAGGAAGAGATTATATTGGACAAACATTCCTGTTGATATGGACATTCAAGATAAAGGCATAGTCTTACAAGACATACTACAGGAAGATGGCATAGCCTGTGATGAAATGACTAGCAAAGAGGGTAAATCACATTGCCTAACTGCTACCTACAATGGTGCAGTATGGTGGAATAGTATCCAAAGAAAACAACGTACTATGGTAGGTTGTATTGAAGTTGGTCATGCTGAAGAGTATGCACATTACAAACATGAACAAGCCAAAAGAGTTTATCACAAAGATGGTAAAGCACCAACTCTATTGACAATGCAAGGTGGCAACAGGCAACCTAAAGTAGCTACTTATTCAACTAAAGGTGGTCGTATTGTCAACAGGAGATTAAACAAAGATGGTGTTAGAAAAGACTACCAATTAGATTTACCTTTCACTACACAAATAGAAGTGAGGGATGATGATAAAACTAATTGTTTAACTACTGTACAAAAAGATAATATTCTAGTTAAGGATATGACATGGAGAAAGCTAACACCATTAGAATGTGAAAGGCTACAAGGATTGCCTGATGACTACACGAATCATGTATCAAATAGTCAGCGATACAAGATGCTAGGCAATGGTTTTAATATCCCTACTATTAAACATATAATTAAAAACTTACCATTGCATGATGGTATGGTTGTCGCATCTTTGTTTGATGGATATAGTGGATTCCAACAGGCATTGCACGAAACAATACAGGAGCAACCAAAAGAATATACATTAGATAATCCTATATGGGATGAAAGGTGGACAAGATGATACTTGAATCAATCGTGTGTTTAGCTTTAAATGTATATCACGAATCCAAAAACCAAAGTTTCGTAGGTCAAGTGGCAGTTGCACAAGTAGTTATGAATAGGGTACAGGATTCAAGATATCCAAACAACGTATGTGATGTCGTTAAACAGGGATTAACATATAAATGGAAACCTACACTACCTATCAAGAACAAGTGTCAATTTAGTTGGTATTGTGATGGTAAGAGTGATAAGGCAAGAGAAAAGAAAGCATGGAGTGTTGCACTCAAAGTTGCTAAAGGTGTATACTATGGCAACCTAGATGATTTTGTCGAGGGTGCAACACATTACCATGCCTACTACGTTAACCCAAGTTGGGCAGAAACAAAGACTTATATAACTAGAATAGATGACCACATATTTTATAGGTGGGAAAATGAAAGGAGAACAAAATGAAAATCTATAAGTTAGTAAATGTACTAGGTGCATTAAATGATACAGGAAAATTAGCTAGTGATATGTATGAGCTAGGTAAAAAAAGATACTACTCAAAAGCACATCAGCAAGAGATACCTATATCAGAAATGGACTTTCAACATATGGTTAGAGCATTCGTAAAACAAAATGATGAGGATGTTAGAACTGATACTCAAGAGGGCAAAGTTAGAGAGCTAGAAAAAGCTAACAGTCTACTTAAACAAGCATTTAAAAGAGTTAAAAAAGATTTAAATGTTTATAAAAATAAACTTGCTAATAATGATACACAAGAATATCACAATCTGCATGGCAAGATAGATAAACTTGATGCTATCATTGAAGAGAAAGATGACATAATAAAAAAGTTATCTGAAGAGAATGAACATTATAAAAAAGCATACCATGAGGCTATGCAGTTTGGAGGAGCTAGATATGTATTCGCTGAGATACCTAACAACGAGTATGGTAAAAAGTTAACTAGAGGTATGAAAGTATATCTTAACCATGATTCATACACCATGAGAGTGCGAGGGCAACACATCAAGCCTGAGTTAAAAGGTACAGGTGCTACCCATTATGGTCAAAGCATAGAGCAATCAACACATCTACGAGTTTACATAGATAAAAAATAGGAGATAAAAATGGCAATACAAAGAGACCAACTAGCGACTAGTAATACAACTAAAGTAAACAATATAGACTGTATAGAACTAGATAGTCTAATCAAAAAACATAAAGTTATAGAAAATTTAAAAGATGGTATAGCTGATGGTTTATTGCATGGAGAAAGGGATGATAATAAAACACATTACTATTACAAGATAGGCTATGACTATGGTTGTACTATGTTTGATATGTTAGGTACAAATGTATGTAGAACTAGGATAAAGGATGGAACAGAAAATGACTAAAATAGTACATGATACATGGCAACTGATTATGAACCATCAGCGTAACCCATTGAAATATATACCTGATTTAAATACTAGACACATGGTTATGCAGGTGTTAGCATGGATGTGGTGTATAGTTTTTTCTATGTACTTTGGTAGTATGTGGGTGTTTGGTATAACTGCCATTGCCCATGTATTTATATTGTGTGCCATTGTTTTAACTGTAGCTACGTTTGAAACTGCAAAGAGAAAGCCTACATTTTTTTTGAAGAAAGGCTATCACACACCAAGCAGAAGTAGATATATGTATTACAAAGGCAAGAGAATTAAGTATGACGATAACGACAAAGGTGGAGAACATGAATAGATACTACGTAGAAATGGAACACCCAAGAGGTAAAGAGGAGTATGGCACTATATACATTTATATGAATGCATATGATGCACAACAAATAATTGACATGGTTGACCAAGTTATAATAACAATAGAGAAAACAGAATAGGAGATACACATGAATAGATTTATTATAGAAGATACACCAAGCAAGATTGCATCATCTCTATGCGACCAACATATAGTTAAGATGCCACTAGAAGAAGCACAGATGTTGTGTACTGCACTATGGCATCATGTGCCTGACTATGCAGAGGAGCATGACCTGTACAAACCTGTACATCAAAAACATCCATGCACTCTATGGGCAATGGAAACAAGAGCAAACTATTGGTTCGCTATGGATTTATATGGTCTAATGTTATTAGAATATACTAAACGATATGGCAGAGTGCATGGTGCTAGTAAGCACAAAGAAGCTATCTATAGAGGTACTTGGATGATACCTGACCATACGGATGGTAAAATAACTGCACACCCACAATGTTTTAGTGGGCATGATGACTTGAAGACAGATGAGTTCTATCCTATTGAAGCATATCGTAAATTTTATATTGTAGACAAGTCTAAATTTGCGAGATACAAGTATACAGATAAACCAACTTGGATGAAAGGAGAAGTAGCATGACAACGATTAAACTTACAGAAGTGCAAGAGGAAAGACTATTGAAGCAAGTTAATAATTTGAGAGAGATAGTTAATAATGTAAATGAATGTTTGCCTTTAGACTACCACACAGTAGCTGAATTGCCTACGTTAGAATACACATTAGTAGATATATTTAATTTAGAACTACCTAGTTGTGAGCATAGTCATGTAGACAGGTGGAGAGATTATAGATATAAAGTGAAAGGAAAGAAAAATGTGGCATAGAATAGCAGATTTTTTTAACGTAGAGTATCATAAAAAGTATGGCGAGGGTACAAGGTTTGACCTCGACTATGGTAAGCTACTGATAATAGCATTGTGTATTTATATAGCTATAAAGGTGTAGTTATGTATCCCAACAATGATGCTATAGTTGTACTACTAATAAGTGCAATAGTAGTATTATTCTTTTCATGTTACATAGGAGTATGACATGGCAAAAATAACAGTTAAACAACTAGTAGATGAATACTATAAGTCTAGTGATTACAGTATGTTAGCCTATAAAACTAAAGTAGATTATTCAAATTGTTTAGAGCTAATGTTGAACACAAAATTAAATAAGCATTTTATTTGTACAACTAAAGCTGATAAACTAACAGGTGCTATGGCTAGACAATCATATGAAGTGTGGCTAAAACGTGGCATTTATATGGCTAACCATATTGTTGCATCATCTAGGAAAGTGTATTCATTTGGAATGGAGATGGGTTATGTTGAATACAATCCATTTTCTACTTTTAAATGTAAAACTAACAAGCCAAGAAAGGTTGTTTGGACAAGAGAACAGATAAAAAAACTACTTGACTTTTGTTATAGTGATTTCAAGTACAGAAGTATAGGTTTAATTGTACAAATGTCCTATGAATGGTGTCAAAGAGTAGGAGATATGAGATTACTCAAGTTTGAAAGCATAGATTTTAACAATGGTGTGTTAAATCTTGAACAATCTAAACGAGGTGCAAGTGTTAGTCTTCCAATTAGTGAAGATTTATTTGAAATGTTACAAGAACAGAAAAGAGATTATGATTTTCAAGAATATGTTGCACCTGTACCAAAGGCGATTAGAAGCTCATACAACCCCTATACTCTTCATAGGCTATCCATAGTGGCTAGAAAGGTAATCAAGCTCTGTGGACTTCCTAATGAGCTACGAATCGCTGATTTAAGACGAACAGGTACTACAGAGATGGTTGAAGCAGGAGTTTCAATGGGTCAAATCATGTCAGTTACAGGTCACGCAAACCCACAGTCAGTAAAGCCTTACATGAAAAATACACTTGACTCTGCAAAAAATGCATTGACAACTCGAAAAAACTATGGTATAAGCATATTAAGTGCCACAGGGAAGTGATACATATATGAGTATATATACATATATAAATGATTTACATTTAAGTGTAGGAGAAAGTAAAAGATTAAACTGTCCTAATTGTAATGGCTATAAAACTTTTAGTGTTACAAATAATATGGGCAATCTTTTATGGAACTGTTACAAAGCATCCTGTAGATTGTCAGGGTCAAAAAGAATACACTTATCTGTAGATGATATTAAATCATCATTAGAATTAGTTAAACAACTAGATGATAAATTCACTATGCCTGAGTTTGTGGTACATCATGGTTATAGACGAGAGGTCATGGATTTCTGTGAGCTTTGGGAACTAGACTGTGATAAATTGAATCTACACTACGATATAAAAGATAAGAGGGTGGTGTTTCCTATCAAGGAGAATGGTGTGATTGTTGATGCCATAGGCAAAGCAGTTACACACAGACTTCCTAAGTGGAAAAGATATGGAAAAAAGAACTTGCCTTATTATTTTGGTTGTGGTAGTGTAGCAATCGTAGTTGAGGATTGCATTAGTGCTACTGTTGTAGGTAGTGATGTTTTTGTAGGGGTAGCTGTGTTGGGAACATCATTAAGCGAATCACACAGGCAGTATCTATCGCAATTCTCGACTGTGATTATAGCACTAGACCCTGATGCAATGCCCAAAACACTAGCCTTTGCAAAAGAACTAAGAGGTCATGTGCCTGATGTAAAAGTTTTAAGATTGAATGACGATTTAAAATACAGGAATGAAGAAGACTTAAATAACTTATATACCCTAACCCCAAAGGAGAACCAACATGGAACTATCGTTAATTAGAAGTTTGATGGACAAGCCATTCTATGATGAACATAGAGGTGCTAAGTGTCCTGATAGATTGTTTAGTAAAGATGTTAGAAAGATAAAACAATCTATTGACAAAGCAATGTCAACATATGAAAGAACAGTAACACCTGATGAGATTGAAGCCTTGTTTATATCAAGTAATCCATCAATGACTACTGCACAGAAACAAGCCTACTTGGATTTGTTTAACAGAATAAAAAAGGAGAAGCCACTTGGAGAAGACGTTGCACAAGAAGTATTGTCTAAGTTATTTCAGCAAGTTGTTGGCGAAGACATTGCTAATATCGGCTTTGATTATGTTAATGGTAATCAATCCTCTCTTGAACCCATTAGAAATATTCTTGAATTATATGGAGATGATTTTACACCAAATCTTAACATAGAATGGGATGACATGAGTTTGGAAACTTTAATATCCAAGAATAGCTTGGAAGCTAAGTGGACATTCAACATACCTGCCTTGACTAGAAAAGTAGAGGGAGTTTCTGCAGGACATTTGATTGAAGTAGGTGCTAGACCAAACACAGGTAAGACATCCTTTCATGCATCACTTGTTGCTAGTACAGGTGGCTTTGCACATCAAGGTGCTAAGTGTGTTGTGTTATGTAACGAAGAATCAGCACATAGAGTTGGTGCAAGATATCTTACATCAGCAACAGGCATGACAATGCATGACATAAAAAAGAACCCTGAGAAAGCTAGAGATATATATGAAACAGTTAAGAAGAATATATTTATCAAAGATGCATCAGGTCGTGATATGGCATGGGTTGAGAGTGTTTGCAAATCATATAAGCCTGACATAGTGATACTTGATATGGGAGATAAGTTTGCAAGGTCAGGTGGGTTTGCTAGACCTGATGAAGCTCTAAAAGCTAATGCCATTCATGCTAGGCAGATAGCTAAGATACACGAGTGTGCAATATTCTATATGTCGCAACTGTCAGCAGAAGCAGAGGGTAAGGTATACTTGAATCAGGCTATGATGGAAGGCAGTAGAACAGGAAAAGCAGCCGAAGCAGATTTGATGCTTTTGATAGCAAAAGATGCAGTTAAAAATCCTGATAATGAAGAAGAAAGTCCTGCAAGACACTTGAATGTTGTGAAGAATAAATTGTCAGGTTGGCATGGTGTTGAACATTGTGAATTAGATTATTTAACTGCTAGGTATTTATAGTATGGTTCAAGGAGAACTATTTAAGAAAACAAATTTATTTGATTCGAGTAAAGGCACTAAAAAGTGTAGTAAATGTTCTCTTGATTTACCATTAAATGCTTTCTCATCTTGTCATGGCGGAACTTATTTAAGACCTGAGTGTAAGAAATGTATGAGAGATATATCAAAGTCTAGGGAAGACATGAGGAGAGTTCATGGTATGCCTGATGAGGATACTTACATCTGTCCTATATGTTTAGGTAACTCTGAAGAGGTGGGAGATTTACAAAATAGAACTGCTTGGGTGTTAGACCATTGTCATGTTACTAATAAGTTTAGAGGTTGGCTCTGTCATAAATGTAATAGAGCATTAGGTAATTTTAACGACAATGTTGACATTTTAAAAAGAGCAATTAAATATTTAACAAAAAAGGATAAGAATGAAACTAACACTTGATGTGGAAAACACAGTCACAAAGAGAGATGGCAAGATGCATCTTGACCCATTTGAAGCTGATAATAAGTTAGTCATGGTGGGTTGTCTTGAAGACAATGGAACAAGACATTTGTTTAACATGGATAGCGAAGAGAATAACTTTGATGCTATACAATCTTTGTTAGACAGGGCAACTATACTCATAGGACATAACTTTGTTTATGACTTAATGTGGTTGTGGGAATCAGGATTTAAATATGATGGTGCAATATTCTGCACAATGCTGACAGAGTATGTGTTGCAAAGAGGTGTCAAAGAACCATTACATCTCAAAGATTGTGCAAACAGATATGACTTACCTACTAAAAAGCAAGATACATTGAAAGATTACTTTGCAAAAGGATATGCAACTGATGAAATACCAAGAGATGAATTAACAGAATACCTGATAGCAGACTTGGAAGCCACACAACAACTTAGTCAAAGACAATATATGAGATTAAATAGTTTGGAAGATGCAGGTTTGATGGAAACTGTTATACTAACAAACAGAGTAGCAGTTGCATTGGCTAAGATATATAAAAGAGGATTCAAGGTTGATGTTGATACATTAGAAAAAGTTAAGAATGAGTTTGAGAATGAAAAGATTGCCATAGAGAATAGGTTAAAGGAACAAGTTATACAACTAATGGGAGATACACCTATTAATTTAAGTAGTCCTGAACAAATGTCATGGGTTATTTATAGTAGAAAGCCAAAAGACAAGGTTATGTGGGCAAATTCTTTTACACCATATATGCCTGATAAAGATTACAAACAAACAGTCAAAGATAATTCAGACATAGTATACAAAACAAAGGCAGAGAGATGTCAAACCTGTCTTGGCACAGGAAAAATAAGAAAGGTTAGGAAGAATGGTGTACCTTATGCTAACACTAATAATTGCAATGATTGTAACTCTAATGGATATCACTTTCAACGTACCTCTGCAGTAGCAGGACTAAAATTTACACCACCAAATGCAAAATGGATAAGTGCAAATGGTTTTACTGTCAATAAAACTAATTTAGTTATACTACAGAACATAGCTAAGAGTAAAAATCTTACAAATGCACAAAACTTTTTAGAAGATTTACAGAGATTGTCAGCATTAGAAACATACTTATCATCTTTTGTTGAGGGAATAGCAACACACCTAAAATCTGATGGTAAATTACACGTTAGATTGTTGCAACATAGAACTGCAACAGGCAGATTTAGTGGTGCTGACCCTAATATGCAGAATATGCCTAGAGGTGGCACGTTTCCTGTTAAAAAAGTGTTTGTTTCTCGTTGGGAAGGTGGACAAATATTAGAAGCTGACTTTGCACAGTTAGAATTTAGAGTGTCAGCATTCTTATCTCAAGATAAAACTGCAATGAAGGAGATTGAAGATGGATTTGATGTGCATAGTTATACTGCTAGTGTTATTAGTGATGCAGGGGAGAAAATATCTCGCCAAGAAGCGAAAGCACATACGTTTGCACCCCTGTACGGAGCAACAGGATTTGGGAGAACGATTGCTCAAGCTACATATTATAAACAGTTCAACAAAAAGTACAAGGGAATCGCATTATGGCATTCCAAATTGGCTAAAGAGGCTATAGGAACAGGTAAAATAACAACACCATCAGGTAGAGAGTTTGCATTCCCTGATGTAAGAAGAAATTCTTATGGAAAAGTGTCTCATTTTACACAGATAAAGAATTATCCTGTGCAATCATTTGCTACTGCAGATATTGTGCCTTTGATACTATTAGAAATAGACAAGCAGTTGTCTAAATTAGAGTCTTGTATTGTAAATACTGTACACGATTCTATTGTTATTGATGTTCATCCAAATGAGGTAGATAAAGTAACATTTATAATTAAGAGTATGAACGAAATAATAACGGATTTAGTAAGTCAACATTTTAAGATTGATTTCAATGTGCCATTGTTACTTGAAGCAAAAATAGGTGATAATTGGCTTGACACAAAAGATGTTTTGTGATATAACGATACAACTTTATAAAGGAGAAAACTTATATGGTAAATGAAGTAACGACTATTGATACCAATAACTATGCAGTTATGGCTAAAGCTATGGGAATGTCAGGAGAAACATCGTCATCAGATGATAAACCTAAATCATTACCAAGATTTAGAATTAACCATAGTCCTATTATTGGGTCAGACAAAGTGTTAGTAAAGGGTGGTACATACAAGTTAGAGATACCTGAAGAGACCACACTCTATGGCACATCAGCAAAAATAAGACCTTTTATACAAAGATTTATGTATAAGAGGTTTGTAAAGAATATGTCTGCAAAGCAAGGAGAGCCTTTGGGGGTATATCATAAAACCATAATGTCAGACAACTTGAATGTTGATTTAAAAGACAATCAAGGTAAGTTTAATTGTGGTAAGCCTACAGGTTATATAAAAGACTTTAAGGCATTGCCTGTGGAAACACAGGATGTTATCAGACAAATCAAAAGAGTTCGTGTCATCTTTGGCACAGTAGATTTAGTTGACTCTGTTGATGAGAATGGTAAAAAAGTAGATAGAGGAACAATTCCTTTTATTTGGGAAATAGACAACAGAGATGCTTTTAAAACTATGGGAGAGCCATTTAAAAAGTTCTCACAAGTAAAGAGATTACCTGTTGAACATTCTATTGCTCTCAATACTGAAGAGAGGAAACTTCCTAATGGTAATTCTTTTTACCTGCCTACATACACTCTTGATTTACAAGAGAAAATGGATGTATCTAAAGAAGACCAAGATACTTTCATTAACTTCATGGCTTGGATAGATAATTATAACACTTATATATACAATGAGTGGGATATGAAAACTAAAAAAGACATAAGTGATGACGATAAAAATACAGTTGATAGTTTTATTGATGTCACAGAGGAAGATGTAGCTTAGTGAGAAGCAATAATCCATTCGCAGTTCACAATATCAATTACTTATCTCCTAGTAGTATAAACACTTTCATAGGAGATAAGCCATTGTGGATTATGCGATACCTTTTTGGTGTCAAGTCATCTAGTGGTGCAGGTGCAGTAAGAGGTATTGCAGAAGAGTATGCTTTAGCTGAAAAGTATGAGAAAGGTTTCTTTGATTTTAAAGCTCTTGATACCAAGTTCATATCCTTGTGTTGTGAATCAGGTGTAGATTTAAATGATGGTAAAACCTTGAAAGAAAAGGATGCTCTTAAAGGCTTTGGCACTGTCCTTGACGAAAACTTTAATTATGAAAATCTTGAAACATATCAAGAAAAGGTTGAGGTTAAAGTTGAGGACTTGCCTGTGCCAATTATAGGATATGTTGACTTCTTGTTCAAAGACAAGATAGTTGATTTAAAGACCACAAATAGAATGCCATCTAATCCTACTGAAGCACAGAAAAGACAAATGGCTATGTATTCTATGGCATATCCCAAGAAAAGTGTAGACTTGTTCTTTGCTAGTTCAAAGCAACATAAAGTGTTTACACTTAGTAATCTAACTAAGTATAAGAAGCAACTAAAAAATGTTGCTTTTACAATACAAAGATTCTTGTCTCTTAGTGATGACAAGCATGAGTTAGCTTCTTTTGAATATCCTAACTTTGATAAGTGGGAATGGTCAGATGACATGAAAAAAGAGGCGAAGAATATATGGAGTATATAGTGGAGAAAAAAGTAGAGGACTTAAAAAACGAAATAGAACAAATGGAGAAAGAGTTAGCAGAAGCTAAGAAAGCCTATCGTGAACTCAGAACCAAAGGTCTAAGAGAAGCAATGGAAGCTAAGAAGTTAGCTGACGAAGCAGTAAAAGAAGAGATGAAGGCTCTAGGATATCCTTCAACTGCCACACATTTTAATTGGTATTGGAGAGACTTAACGTAGTGTTTGGCAGAGCACAACTAGAAGATGGATACAGGGGTGGTTTAGAGCATAGTATAGTTAAAGACTTAAATAAAAGACGAGCTAAGTTTGAATACGAAACTCTAAAGATAAAGTGGGAAGAGATAATGTATCGTTCCTACACCCCTGATTTCATTTTAAGAAACGGAATAATCATAGAAGCAAAGGGAAGATTCCTTCCTAGAGAAAGAGTTAGGGCACTAGCAATCAAAAAGCAGTTCCCTGATTTAGATATTAGATTTGTTTTTAGTAATAGCAATGCAAAAATATACAAAGGTAGCAGTACAACTATTGCTGATTGGTGTAAACAAAAAGGTTTTATGTTTAGTGATAAGTTTATACCTATTAGTTGGATAAGAGAAAAAGGTAAAAAGAAACACCCTGCAATAATAGACATTAGAGATAGAAAATAATATGCCTACATTAGACAACATAAATCCTGAAGACTTTCTTATACAAGTAAAGCCTATGTTAAATCCTGCTAAAAGATGGACAGGAGAAGTGGATGTTTCAGTAGTGTCATCTAAAGAAAATCCTATGAATGATGAAGACTATTATGGGGTGTTAGAGTTTTGTAGAATCATATGTGCTAGTATTCCTATGATGGAAAAAGATGAAGATATAAGAACACGAGCTTTGGATTATTTAAAACTACAAGATGAGTTAGATAACATAAAAAATAAGCCAAAAATAATTGACAAACGAGATAATGTTATAGTAGTATCATTTGATAAGAAGAAGAAATAATGTTAAGTCATATGGAGTACATGAGGATGAGAGAAAAGCAAGAGTTAGAGAAACAGGACATGGTTAATCATCCACCTCACTATAATAAATCAGGAATAGAATGTATTGATGCAATCAAAGCAATGACAGATGATGGTTTTGAGCATTACTTGCAAGGTAATATAATGAAATACCTTTGGAGATACAGGTATAAGAATGGTGCAGAAGATTTAAAAAAAGCACAATGGTATCTCACAGAACTAATAGACGTAGTAGAAAATGATAAAAGTAAAAATGATGTTGACATTGGATGTTGACGAAGAAGAATATCCTGTTCCCTCTGACGGAGATGTAAGAGAAGACTTTGAGGAATATGTTAAAGAGTTGTTTTATGACGTGGATGGAGTTATAGTAAAACAAGTTAAAGTGTTAATGGAGACCTAGATGAGAAATTATTTACCAACAGACTATCAAAATTTTATTGCGTTATCTCGTTACGCAAGATGGAAAGAAGACGAGCAAAGAAGAGAGACATGGGTTGAAACTGTGGACAGATACTTTGATTATATGGAAGACCATCTCAAGAAGAACAACAACTACACTTTAACTAAAGCACTCAAAGAAAAGCTATCTACTACTATCATGTCTTTAGGTATCATGCCAAGTATGAGAGCACTAATGACATCAGGTGTAGCACTAGACAGATGCCATGTTGCAGGTTACAACTGTAGTTATATACCTGTTGATAGTCCTCGTAGCTTTGATGAGTGTATGTACATTCTTATGTGTGGCACAGGTGTTGGCTTCTCTGTTGAAAGAGAGAATGTTGACAAACTTCCTGTGGTAAATGAACACTTTGAGAATAGCACTACTACAATTAGAGTAGATGATAGCAGACAAGGTTGGGCAAAAGCCTTGAGAGAACTCATTGCTATGTTATATGTAGGACAAATACCTACATGGGATGTGTCAGAGGTAAGACCTGCAGGTGCAAGACTAAAAACATTTGGTGGTAGGGCATCAGGACCTGCTCCTCTTGAAGAGCTATTTCAGTTCTGCATAGAAAAGTTTACAGGTGCAAAGGGCAGACGTTTGTTTCCTATTGAATGCCATGATATCATGTGTAAGATAGGTGAAGTTGTTGTTGTTGGTGGTGTCAGACGTTCTGCCCTCATCTCTTTGTCTAACTTAGGCGATGACCAAATGCGTCATGCCAAATCAGGACAATGGTGGGAGAATGAGGGTCAAAGAGCATTGGCTAACAATTCTGTAGCATTCAAAGGTAAGCCTGAGATGGGTACATTTATGCGAGAGTGGACATCATTATACGAATCTAAATCAGGTGAACGTGGCATCTTTAACAGACAGGCTGCCAAAGTAAAAGCACTTGAGAATGGCAGACGAGATGCAGACTATTACTTTGGTTGCAATCCATGTAGTGAAATTATACTTAGACCATATCAGTTTTGTAATTTAACTGAAGTTGTTTGTAGAGAAACTGATGACTTAGAGACACTAAAAAATAAAGTTAGATTGGCTACTATTCTTGGCACATTTCAATCTACATTAACTAGATTTAAATATCTGAGAAAGGTATGGAAAGATAACACAGAAGAAGAAAGATTATTAGGTGTATCACTGACAGGTATACTTGATTGCCCTGTGTTGTCTCCTGATAATAGTAATCTAATAGTTAATCTACAGGCACTGAGAGAGGTGGCAGTAGAGACCAACAAAAAGATTGCTAAAGACTTAGGTATACCACAGTCAACTGCAATCACTTGCATCAAGCCATCAGGAACAGTATCGCAGTTAGTTGATAGTGCGAGTGGCATTCATGCTAGACATAGCGATTACTACGTTAGAACTGTACGTGGTGATAACAAAGACCCACTTACACAGTTTATGAAAGATGTAGGTATTCCTGCAGAACCTGATGTTATGAAGCCTGATAGCACAACTGTGTTCAGCTTTCCTATGAAATCACCATCAGGTGCTACCACTAGAACTGAGATGACTGCTATAGAACAACTAGACTATTGGCTGTTGTTTCAAAGACATTGGTGTGAGCATAAACCATCTGTAACTATATCTGTCAAGGAGCATGAATGGATGCGAGTTGGTGCATGGGTATATGATAACTTTGATGAAGTATCAGGCATATCCTTCTTACCTTTTAGTGAGCACACATATAAACAAGCTCCTTATCAGGATATAAATGAAGAGCAGTATAAATCTTTCATGGAGAAGATGCCTAATCACATTAATTGGTCTCTTCTAAAAGAATATGAGAAAGAAGATACTACAATAGGCAGTAAAGAGTTAGCCTGTACTGCAGGTGTCTGTGAAATAGTGGACATAGAAGCTAGTTAATGTTAGAGGGAACAGAAGACATACTATGGTGGCAATGGTGGTTGCTTATCGCTATCACTATTAATACAACAATAAACTTAATAGTTTTCTTCAAGGGTAGAAAGTTGCACATAAGAGAACTATTACATCTTAAACCAAAAGCAAAAAGGAGTATAAAATGAGAGAAATGTTATTGTCAGCTTTAAAATCATATTACGTTGGGCATATAAATAAACATATAGCTAACGTAGAAATATATTTAAGTAGGTCTACAGGTATTGGAGAGCACTCTGATATCATAGAAGCTATGGACAAAGAGATAGAGCATATTGATAAGTATGATGCAAGACTATCAATGATAATGAAATATTTAGAGAGGAAGCAGATTAATGAGCAAAAAGAAGAGAAATCCAAATCTAAATAAGTATGATGCACCTCTAAGAATACAGTTTGAAAGAGGTGTAAATGCTTTCAGGGGTAAACAGTACATACAAAACTTAGGCAAGAAAGGAACTAAGATAATATCTACAGTAAGTCCTTACAATCAAAATACTATGCAACACAGAGAGTGGCAAAGAGGATACAACTTTGCATATTATAAGAACTTGGAGAAGTTAAAACGTGAGGAAACTAGAGGAAGAAGCAAAGAAGTTCATGCAGTCTAAAAACAAAAGCATGATAACTGCTGATGAGTATCAGAACAAGGCAAAGGCAACTGCAATCTATCCAAAGAAAGATGCGTTGCCTTATCTTGTTTTAGGTCTTACAAGTGAAGCAGGAGAGGTAGCAGGGAAAGCTAAAAAATTAATACGTGATGGCACAGAGTCTGACTTAGCATCAGAGATTGGTGATGTGTTGTGGTATTGTGCCATGTTAGCTACAGAACTAAATGTTAGTCTTGGTAAGCTAATGGAAAATAATCTTGATAAGTTATATGACAGAAAGAAGAGAGGCACTATACAAGGGTCAGGAGATACTAGATAGCAGGTACGTCTTTTGCGTTTTCTAATGCCCACTGCATGACACTTATAGCATTACCATCCACACCTTTTATTATTCTATCAGCGTCTACTCTTATGTTTTTACCTTCGTAAAACTCTTCACCTTCTCTTATAGGAAATAATCTTCTATATTTAGAAGTGACTGCATTCTTTTTATAACTAGGTAACTTATTGTAATCAGCTATATCAACAGTTGTAACTATAGTTTTAGCATTTAATTCAGGTTCAAACTTCTTAGCGACCTCTACCTCTTCAGCTTGTATTTTCTCTCTAGCAGTTACTCTAGCTTCAGTTATAATTGATTTTACTAAAGCTCTAAATTTAGGAACTCTTTCGGCTCTATTTAAATCTGCATATAAAGGATTTTTCATAGCAGCAGTTACCCTATCTACTAAATTTAATTTCCCATTAGGCTCACTTAATTCTCTTCTTAATCTTAAATCTATGGTTTCGTTAGGGTCTTTACTGTATAAATCAAACCAACCTAACTGTAACTCTGACATTTCTTTTTGAACAGCGTTCTTTGCAGGACCTTTGTTAAACCCAAATATTTGTTTTTCTAGTGGGTTTATAGAGTATAAATCTCCTGTTCTAAAAGGACTTCTTAATGGTAAATCATATTCAGGTCCTACATCAGGGAATGCTCTTGTACCTCTATTTAAAAATATAGATAGAAAATCTACTTCGCCTGTTCTTGTCTCAGGTATTGCTCTTGAAAATTTATCAAACTGAGAATAAAAGTCTTTAACTATAGCAACAGGAAGAGTGAATGTGTTTAGTATGTTAGCACCAAATTCTCCTAATATTTTTTCAGTTATCTCTCCTTTTGATGCACCACTTGTGAGGTCAATCATTAGTTTGTCAATAGCGTAAACACCATACCCTGTTCTGAAACTAGAACCCAACATAGATTGTATAGTGTCTCTTCTATATTTTGTAGCAGATGCAGATATAGTGCCTACATCTGTTGGGTCTGCATTGAAATATCTATGAAGTATATCTGCTGCCAACATATATGGAGCAAAAGGACCATATGTAGCACGACCATCAATTATCTTGCCTGTGTTATCTTTAAATTCAAACCATTCTGTATCCTGTCCATTCAAGTCTCTCCAACCATATGCTATAGCTAACATGGATAAACCCATAGTTTGTTTTGCCATTCTGTTATACACATCATATTCTTTTGCACCTTTTCTTGACGCAGGTAGTAAGCCTAGTATGGGTGCGTGTTCATAAACGAACTTAAATTGATTAGCTATATATCTTGGGAAAGGCATTACAGAAGATACAAAGAAAGGCATTTCTCTGTGTGCCTTTATAGTTCCTGCAGCGAGTTTCTCAAACATACCTGTATCTTTTCCATACATATCAAAAGATTTTTGATAAACAAATTCAAGAGAATCATTTATAGCACCTTTTAACGTGGCATCATCTATTTGAGAAAACTTACCTGACTTTATTATATCATAAAATTCTTTTGTTCCTAGTCTTCTTTTTAAAGAAGCAGAAAACATAGCTTGTTTCATTACATTATCACTAAATGTGTTTAATATATTAGCTTTTGTTCCTATCCAAGCTAGTGATTTATTTACTTTACTAGAACCAACCAAATTATACTCTAAATCAGCGGCTTCCCTAAAAAGTTTAGTTGCTAAATCAGGAGTATTATTTTGAAATATGTTTCTTACAACCCTAGCCTCATAGGGGTCAAGTAGTCCTTTGTATACATCAAGAACACCACCAAACAATCCTTCTTTAGACAACTCCCTTTTGCCTAGTAATACTTTAAAAATATTTTCTGCCTGTCTTGTACCTGCATCTATAAAAGTTCTAAATCCTGCATTCTCAAAGTTACGCATAGTTGTAGCTATTTGAGATGTCATTAAACCAAGTCTTGTTCTATCTAAAGTTCTAAAAAATCCGTCTTGAGCTTTGCCACTAGCAATTTGTTTAGCTTCAGTAGGATTTATAGTTGTCATTCCTCTTGCCTCTAACTCTCCTATATCTTTTATTAATTTGTCTGTTACTTTTTCACCATCGGAAAGTGGTCTTCTTTGACCCAACCTTTTCATTTGATTAGTTAAGTTACCTGAAAAACCTAGAGTTCTACCTGCTTCTGACAATTCTGCCTTGTATATCAAAGAAAATGTATCTAGGGTTAAATTATATTTAGATAGTATGCCTTGTATCTCAGGTAAATCTAAGCCACCTTTTTCTTTACCTTTACTTATAGCTTGTTGTATGCCTGATGTAATTCTTTGATTTCTACCTAGCTTGAACTTACCTGCTTCTGCTAACGCTAAAGTTGCAGCAGTTATATTTTCAAATAACTCTGTAGGCAGACCAACTGTAAGACCATCTACTCCTTTAGCCTTTGCTATGTCTTCTTTTAATTTTTTACCTAAGTTAACTTTATCAGGGTCAAGAGCAGTTAAATCTTTTAATCTTCTTCTCACAACACCCATGTTAACTTTATTTTGTCTTCTTTGTTTTTTTGTTCCACTTGTTGTGGCTTGTTTTATAGTTTCTTTTGCGTTGTCATTTGCTTGTTTAGCTATCGCTTTCTCGGAGCTTTCTGATATTCTAGCTAACTTTGCAGCGTCTTTAGCTAATTTAGTTTGCTGTTTCCCTACTATAGCACCTGATATAACACCACCAAAAGCAGAAGCACCACCTGTCAATGCAACTTGTCCTACATCTATTTCTTTTTGTTGTCCTGTTTCTACACGTGTTTCCTCCTGTGCTAAACCTTGACCTGTTCCTATAGTGCCTTCTATAGCACCAGTAATTGTGGCTCTTTTAGCTATTTCTTTTTTTATATTTTTGTTGATTTGATTACGGAGAGTTTTTTTGGCTACTTCTTTAGATAAGCCTTTTTGAAGTAATTTTTTTAATGCAACCTTAGATACTTGAGTTGCTGCACCTGAAGCTAGTTTACCTGCACCTCCTGTAAATATACCCAAGTAAGTTGATGGAGCAGTTAAAATTCCACCTGCAAAATCTTTCACAGTTTCAAGACTAAAGTCTGTATCCATAGTGTCATATAACTCTATTAGATTTGCAAACTCTTTTTTGTCTTGCTTGTTAGCATTTTGTGCATATTCTAAATCACGAACAGCACTAACTTCGTTTACGTTTTGATAACGAAAATGCTCTAAAAATTGCTCGTAGACTTCATTATTATCTTTTAGTCTTTCTTGGCTATACCCACCTCTTTTTACAAGAAAGTTACGAGCTTCACTCAAGAAATCTTCATTATCAATTAAGTTTTCTTTATTTTTATTTTCTTTGTCTAGAAAATTATAACTAGATTTATCTTTAGCCTCTAACATTTTTACCTCTAAATTTTATTTTTAGATAAAAAGTCATTTACATATTTAGTAGCACCTGCTTGGTCATTAAAAAAATTGCTAGTTTTATCTCCTGTTAACACCTGCATAAGTTTTGCTCTTAAATTTTGTTTGTCTTTATTATATTTTATAGTATCAATTTTGTTACCCTGACCTCTAGGAGGATTGTTTTTTAATTCTAATAAAGTGCTTTCTATGGCTGTTACTGTTTTAGGCATAGTTAATGTAGTAGTTTTATTATTAATTTTTAAGTTACTTTTATTATTTGATGATTTTTTATTTATAACACCTGCTATTGGAGAGTATGTTGTGTCTGCTGAACCTAATTTATACTTGTTAATAACTGCTTGTACTGCTTCTCTTCTAGTATAGCCTTCCGTACTCATTTGTTTTTCTACCTCTAATAGAAGGTCTCCTGTGACTGCTGAAGCATTTTGCAATCTTTTTTGTATTTCTGAGTCATATGAGTATACTATATTATTAGCATCATCTCTGTCTATTTTAACTGTTCCACCTAAACTTTTTGCAACAGCATCCATAATTTGTTTTTGTGCTCTAGTTTCGGTTAGTCCACCTGCTATCTTAGGTCTTAAAAACCTTTGTCCTTTCTCTGTAATAGCACCACCACTTATTATTAAATCTTCAATATTGTCATCTTTTATGTCAGGTGCTATAGCTTGTATCTGTGCTTTTACTTCTTCACTAACATCTTCTTGTCCACCACCTGATATAAGATTAGATATAAAGCTAGTTCTCTTAGGTGCTAAAAATTTTGTATTTAAATCTTTACTTATATTATCTACAGGTCCTGCTAAAGCACCTGCTAAATCATTAATACTCAAACCTGTGTTTTGTTTTTTAAAGTCGTTTGTTACTGTGTATAGTGTGGAAACATCTTTTCCTTGCTTACCATACTTCATCATATCTGTATATAAATTATCTTTTATTATATTGGCAGATACATATGAATCTTTTGTATACTGATTTAAGTCTTTAATTTTTTGTTTAAAGTCTATTAATCTTTCTTTTCTTCTAGCTCTGTTTTCTGCTATAACCTTTCCAATACTAGTTGCACTAGATTTTATATAGTCTCTTCTGCTTTCGGCATCTGCCTCTTCTAACTTGTCTTTAACTTGATTTATTCCTTGCAATACGTAAGGGTCTTTTTTAGCTAAATAGTACGAACTTACAGCTAATAAAGCTGCTTTTAAATATTTATTATTAAAACCTTTATAAGTAGATGTCTCTTGCTTAGTTTCATTTTCATTTGTTATATCTACTTTTGCCATTTATGTTCTCCTAGACATTAAACCCATAGATGCTTCTTCAGGAACAGGTGTTTCCTCTTCTTCTACAACATCCTCTACAGGTAAATCATCTTCTACGTTTGCTTGTTCTGCTGCTGAATGTATGTCTGTTTCCATAACTTGTGTATTATAATCTCTTTCCAAGCCTGTTACATAATCTATGCCTTGTTGGTCTGCTATTAACATTATTGTTTCCATAATTATTGGCATGGTCATCATGCCTATGTCTATGCTATGAACACCTTCCATAATATTTACAGTATTCATAGAATTAGCAATCATGGTAATAGGCATTTTAGTTTCTAGTAGATTAGTTACTTGGTCGGCAAAAGAATCACTTTGCATTTGTGATATATAAAACTGTGCCACTTCATCAACAGTTTTATATTTAGCAGGTGTCTGCCAAGGTCTTGCACCTATCTCGTGTGTTAATCCCATGCCGGGAACAGGCAATTCAAATATTGGCTCTTGTCTATCCTGATACATTTTCTTCTCTTTTTATTGCTTCTCTAGCCTGTCTAATCGCTACAAAATAATCCATAGCTATTTCTAAAGGTTCTTGTTTCTCACCCTCTTTCTTAGTAAAATCTAAATTAGACACCCTTTGTAACAAACCTTTTGTTGTTGTTTCTTTAGGAGCAGGTGTTGAATCTATCTTCATCATACTAGCCATTGTATCAAATTTTATGTAAACTGATTTTGCAGGATTCCTAATCATCTATACCTCTACTATAAACCTATTATTGCAGCACCTAACGTGCCTATCATAGAACCTAGTGCAGTTTTACCTGCAGCAGACTTTGTAGCGTTTGCTGAGTATTTTTGTGCTTCTTTACTTACGTCTGCCACTGCCATTGCATTTATTCTGTCTAACTCACTCTCAGCACTCTTCCATGCCCACTCCATAGTATCAGCATAAAATTGCCATAAGTTGTCATATTGTTGATTAGACACATCTAACACTGCTTTTGCATTTAGTTCATTAGCACGATTAATTGCTACAGTATCTGCAGTTGCAATCTCTCTTCTCCACACTGCGTTGTTCTGTGCAATAGCAAGTTGATTAGTTGCATTAAATTGGTCTCTTTGATTAGACACCTCTGCATTAAAACGAGCTACTGTGTTTGCTTCACCTGCATTAAACTGTGCCTGTGCATTAGATTGTGTTGCATTAAACTGTGATATCTGATTTGCTAAGTTAGACATGAATTGGTCTACTTGATTTTGTGATGTTGCATTGAATTGCCTTGAAGCATTTTCAGCAGCTTGGTCTGTTAACAAAGACTGATTTATAGCCTGTGCATTAAACATCCCTGTTTGTTGCTCATTAGACAAGTTCGCCATGTCCATCTGTAAAAAGTTCTGTGCATTCTGTACTGCTGCTTGTTGCCTTGCATTTAAGTTTGCAGTGTCTAGTTGTGCAAGTGCAGAGGCTTCTGCCATGACCAATGCCTGTCTATTAGAGAGATTATTTAAGTTAACAGTGTTTGCTGCTCTACTATTTTCTAAAGCTATTGATTGTTCTGCAGTAAAGTTTTTATTTGCTATGTCAGCTATACGTGCAGAGTTTTGTACCCTTGCCTGAAACGCTTGGTCAAACTCTAATCCAATAAAGTTAGCTCTTTGCTGTGCTGCTAATATTGCTCTTTGTTGTCTGTTAGATAAGTTTTGTAGCTCAAAAGTTCTTACAGTGTTTGCATCTGCTTGTGCAATAGGCAATGCTGATTCCATTGCTGCCTGTACAAGTGCCTGTCCTGCAATACTAGATGCACCTAAACCTCTTTGTTGCATGACTGCTTGAACACCTCTTATTGCTCCTGCTGCCCACGCAGGTGGGTTTGTTGCATCAAAGTTTGCAGTAAGACCTGCTAGTTGTCCTGCTACAGTTGCTTGGTCAGTGGGTGTGGATGTGGCTGCTTCAATTTGTTCTGTAAATGCTCTTGCTTTTTCTGCATCTGCAGTAGTGTCAATAAGTTCACCTGCTTGTATTTGTCTTTGTATAGGGTTGTCTAATTGTATAGAGTTTCCCTGTGCAGCAGTTACGTTTGCCACACTAGACGCTGTTTGTTGTGCTGCCACAACTTTTGCTCTTGGGTCATTTAAATCTGTTTGAGCAGCCTGATTAGCTTGTATTGCGTCTTGCACTTGTGGACTAGCCTGTGCTGCTTCCATTTGTGTGGCAGTTGCAGTAACAGGAGCATCAGCCTGTGCTGTAATAGCCTGTGCTGTTGGTGTCGTTGGAGTCGTTCCTAGTGCTCCTAAATCAGGTTGTATTATTTGCTCTTGCATTACAGGTGTCAGTTGTGGTTGTGTCACTGCACCCACAGGTATAGCACCTGTCTGTGATAATGTTCCTGTAACGTCTTGTAGTGATGGGTCTCCTGAATAGGCAGGTACTTGACCTTCGCCCTCACCAAGAGTTGTTACATACGCTTGTCCTGCAGGTGTAAAAGAAGGAGTAGACTGTGTTGGAGCACCTCCTGTTTGCATCTTAACAACACCACCACGAGCCATCTGTTTCGCAGCATCTTCGTAGACAATCATCTGTCTTTTTTTCTCAGGGTTTTGTTCTAGGTAGTTTTCAAAGTTGTCTAATGAACCTTGATACCCAAGTTTGTTAGCTATCTTTTGCAAACCTGTAGGCTTGAATCCTGTAAACATTGCCATTATTTAGTTCCCATCAATATCTTGTCTAACTTATCTTCTAATCTTCTGATTGCATCCATCAACTCGTGCATATCATCCTTAACGTCATCCTTACGTGCATACTCTTCTCGTGTCTTGTTAAGGAGTATCTGTATACGCTTGACCTCTTGAAACATTTTGTTAAATGCCCAACCGAATGGTACAACAACCATAGTCAGGATTATGTTCCAAAATAACATTGCGTCAATTTCCATGCTGTCTATCCACAATACAATGCACAAGGCACAGTGTAACTTCCGTCACTATATGTTTCTTGTTTGATGTTTGTTAATACTTTGCCTATAGTTTTACTTCTTATAACATCATCATCTTGTACTTTAGCTGTACCATCTCCATTAGATGAAAGCAAATCACCTGCCTGTACTGCTACGTCTTTATTGATTCTTACTACACTTGTTCCTACTGCTGTGACATACATATCATTGACTGCATCGTCATCATTATCCCAAGCTGCATATACACCATAAACTTTTGTGCTATCTGCTGTATCTGATATTTTACACTTGGGGTGTTTTTTATCCTTTTCTTTTAATATTGTTGCATCATCATAGGTAACACCTTCGTGTGTAATTGAAATCTTATCACCTACAGACTTACCTTCTGGTAATGCTATGGATATTTTTTCCTTTACTTCTGGTGTATCTTCTGTTGCTTCTTCCATAGTAAATTCTGCTTGATACCAATCACACATTTCATCAATAGTTTCAATTACTGTTCCTTTTAAAATTGTTGGCTTTGAATTATCAGATAATCTACTCCAGTGAGAACCACTAAAAGCATTGTATGAAACTGTACCTCCAGATATAGATATAGTTCCCTCTGTATTATTAGCATTCATCAAGTCAACTAATGTACCATCATTAGATTGTCTGTTTATTCTTAATACTGTTGTGCTATCTTGAACAATATTATTACCATTAGCTATGCCAGTTCTAATTTGAAATCCTGCAACAGATGCACTTGTATTAGTTTTTCCAATCATAGTG